TGCTCTTTTGCCGTGGATGAAGTTGGCATGAGCGTCACTGCTTATGTCTCTGCTGCAAATGTTATTAGTATTCGTGTTCAAAACGAATCTGGTAGCACTGTAGACTTGGCATCTTGCAAGATTCGTCTTGTAGCTGCTCGTCTGGTGTGAGGATTGGGGGGCTAGTCCCCCCTTTCTTATTTAAGGGTTTCAATGGCTACTTTTCGTTGTCTTCAGTCTGGTAACACAGTGAGTTTTACCTTGCAACATGACATTGACTCAATGAAGGGTCATCAGGGTTATGTTCGTATTGATGAACAAGAAGTGTCTGACATTCCTGATGAAGTGAGGACAGATACTCCCTTCATGCCGCCAGTTGTACGGCGCATGGGTCGCCCAAGGAAAGTTGCAAATGTCTGATATAGACGCTAGAGATTTTGGAAGGCTGGAGGCTCAAGTTGAGGCTCTCCAGACAGAAGTTCACTCTTTGAGCAAAGATGTGAAATCATTGCTTGAGTTGGCGAATAAGAGTAAAGGTGGATTCTGGATGGGGATGACCATTGCATCCACTGTTGGCGGCATACTTACCTATGTTGGTGAGAGGCTGTTCAAATGAAAGGCTTGCTCTCAGGCAAGTCTTGCCCTATTGCCACTCAGGATATAACTGTTAACCTGAAAAACAGGAATAACGCATTCAAAGAGTTTGGTTATGGCCCACCCAACCCTGATGAAGCAAATGATGCTTTCTGGTTGAAAAAGGCCAAGATGTATAACTCTCCCACATCTACCATCAAAGGCATGGTATGTGGGAACTGTGCCGCTTTCATTCAGACTCCCAAAATGATGGAGTGCATCAAATCTGGTCTGGAAAAGGATGAAAACGAGGGTGAGTTGTCCTATGACGAAAACTTTGTCAAGGCGGCTAACCTGGGATACTGTGATCTGTTTCAATTCACCTGTGCAGCGGCCCGCACCTGTGATGCCTGGAAGTCTGGTGGGCCAATAACCAAGGAAAAATCATGATGTATGGTAAGCCAATGAAAGAGTCAAAGTCTTCTTCAAAGAAGAAAAGTGTTCCTGTCACTGTCATGGTAGCAATTGGGAAACCAAAGATGCTCCCTAAAAAGGGTCAACGCACTGCAACCAACATGATGAACAAAGCTAAAAAGGCAAAATAATGTCATCCTTAACAGCCCCTATTACTCTATTAAACGCAGTTGTTGCAACTGGTGCATCTACAGCAGTTCAAGCAGATGCTGGTCAACCTGCATTCCTGCAAGTTTCTGGTATCACCAGTGCAACTGTAGCCCTGCAAGGTAGCTTGGATGGCACAAACTGGTCAACTATTGGCACTGCATTGACTGCCAATGGCATCATAACCATTGCAAATGCACCGACATATCTACGGGCTAACTGCACTGTTTATGTCACTGGAACCATCACAGCTAAGATTCTGTACTAAGGAAACGCCATGAAAATGACCAAAGCGGCTAAAAAGGTTGGGAAAGTCATGCGTGAGTACAAAGAGGGAACTCTGCATTCTGGGTCTAAAAAAGGGCCAGAAGTGACTTCCCGTAAGCAAGCCATTGCCATTGCATTGTCTGAAGCTGGCATGGCAAAACCTAAGAAGAAGGCCAAGAAATGAAACCTGGACTTTATTCCAACATCGCAGCAAAGCGTAAGCGTATAGCTGAAGGTTCTGGTGAGAAGATGCGGAAGGTAGGGGCCAAGGGTGCGCCTACTGCCGCCGACTTTAAACAAGCTGCAAAGACTGCAAAGAAGGTTAAAAAGGTGAAGTAGATGAAATCTCCTGTTTGGCAAACAAAAGCTGGTCAAAATCCAAAAGGCGGCTTGAATGCCAAGGGCAGATCATCTTATAATGCGGCAACTGGCGGGGACTTAAAGCCTCCTGTCAAATCAGGGGATAATCCCCGTAGAGCAAGTTTCTTGGCTCGAATGGGCAACATGGATGGCCCTGAGTTCAAGAATGGTGAACCAACGAGACTGCTTCTTTCGCTAAAGGCATGGGGTGCAAATTCCAAGGCTGACGCAAAGGCAAAAGCTAAAGCTATATCCGCAAGGAACAAGGCAAAAGCGAAATGAGGCAGCCCAATGACATTACTTGAACTTGTCAACGATGTATTGATTCGTTTGCGTGAGCCTGTTGTAACCACTTACAACGAAACCTCATATTCCACTCTGATTGCCAAGTTTGTCAATGACACAAAGCGTCAGGTTGAAGATGCTTTTAGCTGGAATGCACTTGGTCAAACAGTCACTATTAGTACTGTTGCTGGCACTTATCAGTATGGCTTAACTGGTGCTGGACAGAAGTTCCAAGTGATGGATGCCATCAATGCAACGAGCAATATTAGCCTGAAAAACACCACTTTTGTGGATATGAATCGTAAGCAGAACTTCTCTGTGATTATGACGGGCATCCCAAGTGAATATGTCTTTGATGGTGTAGACACAAGCTACAACACCAAAGTAACGCTGTATCCAAGGCCAGATGGTGTGTATAGCATCATGTTTGCTCTAACAATTCCACAGGCTCCATTGGCGGCAGATGGAACTGTCATTCTTGTTCCTGATGTGGTTGTTGCTCAAGGTGCGTATGCCAGGGCATTGGTTGAGCGTGGTGAAGATGGTGGACTGTCTTCATCAGAGGCATACACACTATTTCGATCCATGCTCTCTGACTACATTGCTTTAGAGGCAAATCGGTATCCAGAAAATCAGCAATTTGTATCAACATGAGCCAGCAAATCCAGACCTTTTCTGTATCGGCTCCAGGCTTCTTTGGACTCAATACACAAGACTCTCCGCTTGATTTAGCGGCTGGATACGCTGCGATTGCAACAAACTGCGTGATTGACCAATACGGGCGCATTGGCTCTCGTAAAGGCTTTTCAAGGGTTAACACATCCTCTGGCAACTTGGGAGCCAACAATGTTGGTGTTATCCATGAGTTGGTGCAGACTGATGGCACTTTGACTGTTCTGTTTGCTGGAAACAACAAGCTATTTAAACTCAGTGGCTCAAGTGTTGTTGAGTTGACCTATGGGGGTGGGGGTACTGCACCAACAATTACCGCAAGTAATTGGCAATGTGCCTCTTTGAATGGAATCACATATTTCTTCCAAACAGGTCATGATGCACTTGTTTATGATCCTGCTGTTAGCACCACCACATTCAAGCGTGTAAGCGAGAAAACTGGTTATGTGGCGACTGTTCCACAAGCCAATATTGCTATCTCTGCTTATGGTCGCTTGTGGGTGGCTAACACCACTGCTGACAATGTAACTGTCTACTTCTCTGACCTGTTAGCTGGTCATGTCTGGTCAACAGGAACATCTGGTACTTTGGATGTTTCCAGAGTTTGGCCTAATGGCTCAGATGAAATCACTGGATTGGCGGCTCACAATGGGTTCTTGTTGATCTTTGGCAAGCGTCAAATCTTGATTTATGCTGGTGCAACTACGCCATCAAGCATTACATTGAGTGATGCTGTGAGCAACATCGGTTGCATTGCTAGAGACTCCATTGCCAATACAGGCAGTGATGTGATTTTCCTGTCAAACAGTGGCATTCGCTCATTCCTGAGAACCATTCAAGAGAAGTCTGCGCCTTTGCGTGACTTGTCTAAGAATGTTCGCAATGACTTGATGACGATTGTGAATGCTGAGACATTGGCAAATATCAAGGCAGTCTATTCAGAGTCAAATGCTTTCTACCTGATTAACTTCCCAACTGCTACTCAGACCTACTGCTTTGACACCAAGGCGGCTTTGCAAGATGGTTCTTCACGGGTAACTGTGTGGGATTCCATCACTCCAACGGCTTTCCTTGCTAAACGCAATGGAGACTTGTTGATTGGCAAGAATGGTTATGTGGGCAAGTATGGCACTTACCTTGACCATGCAAGCACATACCGATTGCAGTATTTCACGACTTATGCTGACCTGGGACAGCCCAATGTCACATCTATTCTGAAGCGTATTTCTGTGGTGGTTATTGGTGGCTCAAACCAAGGCTTCATCATCAAGTGGGGATATGACTTCTCTGGTCAGTATTACTCAACCACATTGCAAATCCCTCAGTCAACTGTGTCTGAGTATGGAACTGCTGAATATGGAGCAAATGGCTCTCCTGTTGCCTACTACTCAGATGGTATTTCTTTGCAGACTTTGGTTGGTCAAACATCAGGTTCTGGCAAGACTGTGCAGACAGGTTATGAAGTGCAGATCAATGGGTATCCTGTGAGCATTCAAAAGATTGAGATACAAGCCAAGAATGGCAAACTGGTTTAAGGAAGAAACATGGCAAATTACACCAAAACCACCAACTTTGCGGCTAAAGATGCTTTGTCGCCAGGGAATGCAAGCAAGGTTGTCAAGGGAACTGAGATTGATACTGAGTTCACCAACATTTCCACTGCCATTTCAACTAAGGCAGATGGAACCTTCACAAACTTCAGCTTTGTTGAGAGTGGGTCTAATCTACTTATTCGTCACTCAGGAACAGATGTAATGAAGATTGACAGTTCTGGCAACCTGACTGTGTTGGGCAACATTGTGGCTAACGGCACTGTGTAATGAACGCAGTACAAAACAATCTCAATGTAACTTGCAAGTGCTTGCAGGTTCTTTTGGCATTGGGGGTGTGACATGACAGAACAAGAATTAAAAAATTATTATGTATACAACAAAACAACGGGTGAATTAGACCCATACCCGCAAGCGGCTGCTCAACCTGGATTTAATGTAAATGCCGAAGTTCTTTACGACCCTGCTGGAAATAGATATGTTGGCTCTGAGTTACAGGCTGCCATAAATGCAAATAGGGGTGGCGGTGGAGTATTTGGCTCTATTAGTAATGCTGTTACAAATGTATTTCAGCCTATTGAAAAGACGATTAGCACAAACCTTGCTCAACTAGACAAAGATTTAAGCCTTTCTCAGAATGCACCATTGATTGCGGCAATTGCATTGAGTGTTGCCGCCCCAGGCGTTGGTTCAGCTATTGGTCAACAGATGATAACTGCTGGACTGCTTCCAGCGGCAACATCTGCGGCTGTGGCTACGGCAGTTGGAACTGGTATAGCAAATGCCGCATTGCAGGTTGCACAAGGTAAATCTCCAGAAGAAGCGTTGAAAGCTGGTGTTATTGGCGCTGCTGGTGGCGCTGTTGGAAATTATCTTGGCGGTGATCCTGGTGCAGTAAAAAACTTTATTACCAGTACATCAACCAATCTTTTGGCAGGTAAAAATCCAGAAGATGCCGTTAAATCTGCAATTATCAATGCTGGTGCTGGTCTTGCTGGTGGCACTGCTGCTAGTGCAACTGGGTCTGCTGTTGCAGGACAAGTAGCTGCTGGAACTACTGCTGGTTTGCTTTCTGGTCAAACTGGTGAGCAAGCATTGATTCGTGGCGTTTCCAACATTAAAGTTGATTCACTTATTCCAGGCTCTGTTGCAACAGTTCCCACTGAAGCACAGGTTACTGCTGGTCAGACAGCCTTGCAAGATAGCTTGGCTCCATTCCTAAAAGATACAACTGCATCAGCATTTGACACAAAAGACATTATTAATGATGGTTCTGGATTTTCTGTATCGCAACCAGCGACACCAATAACCACTTCAACACCAACAACACCGATTACTGGAAATACTGGAGGAAATATGGCAACAGATTACACAGAAGACCCCTATGGGTATAGCGGAACCCCGTCTTACTTCAATTATGCTGAAGACCCGTATGGATACACAGGAACTCCTCCAACAGACTACACAGAAGACCCCTATGGGTATGCAGGTGGAACTGGTGGAAGTCAGGTTTCTGCAACTCCAGGCGATTTAAACGCTTTAAGTGGTTATGGAAATCTAACTATTGGGCAAGTTCAACGATTACTTGGCGGTGGAGGTGGTGCAGCGCCTAGAACTCAACAACCTACAACTCAAAGTTTTTTGCAAAGACTATTGGGTGGCGCTACTGGTCGGCAGCCATCATTGCAACTTGGTGGCGCAGCAGGTCAATTAGGTAACTTACTTGGCGGTGCTGTAAGTGGCGCTGGTGGCATTTTGGCTGGAGAAACTGCGGCTAAAGCTGCTGAAGAACAAGCCAGGATGATTTCTGGTGCAACTGGCCAAGCTGTTGGTGGCTCTCAGTTCAGGCCCATTGGAACAACCACAAGGTTTGGCACAAGCCAATTCCAAGTTGATCCTACAACTGGTCAATTGACAAGTGCTGGTTATCAGTTAACCCCAGAACTCAAGGCAATGCAAGATCGAGTTATGGCCTTAACTGGTCAAGGCTTGACTGAGGCAGAACAGGCGGCTGGTCGTTATGCTCCTTTAACTGCTGGCGCACAAGGCTTGTTTGGCTTGGGTCAACAGTACTTGGCTCAGTCTCCAGAGCAGGTTGCCGCTGACTACATGGCTAAACAACAGAACTTGTTGGCTCCTAGCCGTGAGCGTCAATTGGCTCAACTGCAAAATCAGTTGTTTCAAACAGGTCGTGGTGGTTTGTCTGTGGGCGCTACTGGTGCTCGTCCAAGTGGTGCGGCTGGTTTGGGTGCGTCATCTCCTGAGATGGAAGCCTACTACAACGCTTTGGCTCAACAGGATGCTCAATTGGCTGCTGGCGCACAGCAAGCTGGTCAACAACAAGTGCAGTTTGGTGCTGGCTTGATGGGTACTGGCGCTAATTTGCTTGGCGCTTATGGTCAGGGATTGACAGGTGCTTATGCACCATTCAGCACTGGTATTGGCGTAGGTTCATCACTTGAACAGCTTGGACAACAACCCTTGTCGTTGAGTCAACAGTTGGCTCAATTGAGTTCTACTGCTGGCGCAAGGGCTGGCGAACTTGGAGTTAGAGGAACCACTGCGGCATCTGTTGCTAGACTTCCTTCTATGCAATACAACCCATTGGCAAGAGCATTGGTTGGTGCTGGTGGAAACACTCAGTTTGGTGGCGCATTGGGTGAATTTGTTGGCGGTGCGTTGCCAGGACTGTTTGGCGCAGGAACCACAATAAATCCTTTGCGTACTGATGAATTTGGGAGGGTAGAACCACTAACACCTGAAGAACAACAAGCGCAAGATGAAATGATGCAAAACTATAACAACCAACTAGCTGCATATCGTGCCAAAGGTGGTCAAGGACTGTATATCCCTGGCGTTACAGGTTAATTTAAGGAGTAATCATGGCAACAGATATTGTTGGAAGTTTGTTTGGCGTTAGTCCTGAGATGTATCAGGAACAACGCAATCGTCAGGGGATGAAAGATGCTATTGCTATGGCACAACTTGACCCTATGCAGTATGCAAATGCCGCTATCCAAGCTGGTGCTGGTCGTGCCGCTGGTGGGTTTGCTGGTCTGATGGGTGTAGAAGACCCTCAGATGCGCTTGTATAGCATACGCAATGCCTTGGCAAAGCAAAATGACATAAGCACTCCAGAAGGTCTTGTTCAATATGGACAGGCTTTGCAACAGGCTGGAGATACTCAGGGCGCATTAGAAGCTGCAAATCTTGCTCGTAAGGCATCTAGTGAAGTTGCATTGGCTCAACAACGAGCCGCTGAAAAGATGACTCCTGAACAACGTAATGCAAGGGCTGAATCAGATTTAACTGACAGATTAGATCAATTAATTAAATTTCCTCAATCTCCAGAAAGAGATCGTGCAATCAACTTAGTTAAAAATCAATTAACAGCCCTTACAAGAGGTAAGCCAGAAAAAGTTTCTGATGTAATTCAAGTTGCTAGAGAACTTGGGGTGCTGACAGATGCTCTTGCAAAGACTCAAGAAGGCACAACTGAATACAACAGCATAAAAGCACAAATTAATAGACTTGAAAAATCAGAAAAAGTTCAGGCAACCTCTCCGCTTGGAAAACTTTTAAACGAAAGGTCTGCTCTTGATCCTGTAAAAGACAAAGAAGCATATGACCTTTACACTCAAAACATACAAAAAATTGGTTCTGCATCGGAATTGACTCAAGCAATTAATTCCATTGGTCTAGCACTTGGCCCTGCGTTTAAAAAAGAAGGTGAAGAAACTGGCAAGTATTCTGCCGCCGACTTCAATAAACTTGGTAGTGCAGTTGCCGCTGGAACATCTTCATTAAGAAACTTAGCAACCCTTGAGACAGCATTGCAAAACGCCTTTACGGGCAAGTTTGCGGAGGGCAAAGAAGGCGTTGTTACTTCTTTGTCTGCTCTTGGGATACCAATTGGAAGCGACTTAAAAGAAGCCGCATCAAATACCCAGCTAATTCAGGCAATGGGTGTTAGATATGTGTTTCCTTTGGTTAAAAACTTTCCTGGCTCACTTGCTGCCAAAGAATTGGATCGTTTGGAAAAAACAGCACCAAATGCAATACAGCAACCAGAAACAATTCAGCGTCTTGTTAATTTATTGCGAGTAGACCTTGCAGAAAACAAATATACATACGACAAGGCAAAAGAATATCGTGATAAAAATAAAACAACAATAGGATTTAGTGAAGCAGATCAGCGAATTGAATTCCAAACAAAGCTAAACAATTTGCAAGGACTTATTGCTACTGCAAGAAGAAATAAGCAAATGACTAAATCGCAATCAGAGCAAATACAACAACTTAAATCAGAATTGGGGCTTTAATATGGCTGGATTATTTGATGTATCAGACATCGCTGTTGTTGAAGATGAAAAAGCATTAGAGCAAAAGAAAACTGACAAAGAATTCTCAAAATCAGTTTTAAGCCCAGACTATCGTGCTCCAAGGGGTGCTCTTGGTGCTCAAGAAATTGGTGGCATGGCTGGTGCTATTGGTGGTGGAATATTGGGTGCTTTGGGCGGCCCTGCTGGTGCACTTGCTGGGAGTGTTGCAGGCGCTGGAGTTGGTGGCGCTGCTGGAGAGGCTTTTGAGCAAGTCATTAGGCAAGAAAAGCCTTCTGCATCTCTTATTGCTGCCGCTGGATTAGAAGAGGCCGCATGGGATTTAGGTGGAAATCTTGTTTTAAAAAGCGCTGGAAAGGTGCTTAGATTTGGCGCTGACAAACTTGGGTTCTCACAGAAAGATGCTCCAGATGCAAACAAGGCGGCAGAAAGATTTTTAAATGAACAAGGTTCATCATTGCCATTGTCGGCAAGAACTGGGTCAAATGTATTGTCAGTTTTAGATCGTCTTTCATACACGCCAGTTACTTATGGAATTTTTAATCAAAAACAAAAAGAGATAACTGAGGCATTGCAGTCTGGATCAAAAGACATTCTTGCATCTTTAGTAAAAAGCCCAGAGTTTGAGCAAGCATTGCGAAGCAATACATCATCTCAATATGCGTCAGGAGAAATATTACAAAACTTCATTAAGCAAGGTCAAGACTCTCTTGGAAAACTTGTTAAACCAGAATATGACAAAATATTTGCTGATAAAAAATCAACTATCTCTACCTTTGGATTAAATTCTTGGGCTGGTGCTCAACTTACTAAACCAGCATCGTTGACTGCTGGACAAAGAAGCATATTGAGTGAAATAAAAAGGTTGCCGCCAAATGTTGATATGCAATATATGCATGATATTCGATCAAGGTGGCTTGCTGAAAATCGTGATAAGTATGCATCTGCAACCGCAACAGAAAAAGACAGTAGAGCATCTAAAACAATTTCTACTTTAATTGAAAAAATTGACAGTGCAATGGACGCATCTGCCAAGTCAACTCTTAATCCAGAAACATATAAAAACTATTTAAAAGTTACAAACACATATAGAGATGGTGTACAAGGGTTGCAATCAGATGCAATTACTCAGGCGTTAACATTAAATCCAGAACAAGTTGGAGGATATTTATTTAAAACTGGAAATGAAACTCCAATAAAAGACCTGTATCAGTCTATTGCTGCGGCTGGAACTTTAGCTAAAAAACCTTCAAATCAAATCATAGATGCTTTGCGTTATGGTTATCTTGAGGCAATGGTTAATACCCCAGAAAATATGCTTAAATTTGCCAATGATTTAGAGCAAAACAAAGCCATGAAAAATACTTACGATAGGTTATTTTCAGGCACTCCACAAGACAATGCGATTAAAGCAATGAACAATGGTGCAAAACTTGGACTTGTTGATGTAAAAGGATTGCCTATTTCTACTTATCAAACTGTTAGGGCTGGCGCTGGTGTTTTGACTCCCGCAGCGGCTATTGCTTCTGGATATTACTTTGCCTTAACTCCAGAACAACAAAACAACATGAAAGATAACCTGGGAAGTGCTGCTATTGCCGCTGGAGGATTGATGTTATCTCAACGCAGTTTGGCAAAAGTTCTACAAGACCCAAAAGGGGCAAGAGCAATTACCTTCTTATCTACAGCAAAAGAAAAGTTAACATCTCCATCAGCATTTACAAAAATTGTTGTAGAGCCAATTGCTAATATTCTTGGAGCAGAATCTAACACTGATTTTTTAAAGCCTAGTGCTGGTGAATTTGATGTTAGCGACATACCTATTCGATAGGAGCGCAAAATTGATCCTCTCACCCTTCTGGCAATGGCAAATGGCTGTGTCGCAGCTATTCGCAAAGGCTGTGAACTCTATAAAGAGGTCAAGGGAACTGTTGCCGCAGCCCAAAAGACTGTTAAAGAGGTCACGGCTATTGCTGAAGAAGTGGGTGGCTTCTTTGGGTTCTTCAAGAAGAAAAAGCCTAAGCCCACAGCCCCTGCTGTTGCTCCCAAAGCAAAAAAGGCTGAACCAGAGGTTTGGGATGAGAACAAGGTTGTCTCTGACTTGGCAGCTAATCTGTCGCAGTTCTTCAAGGTTCAGCAACAGCTTGCAGACCACATTCGAGAAGAAGAAGAAAAGTCTAAGACTGTCTATGACCCAAATCAAAACATCATGGAGTCGGCGCTAAACAGGGAACTTGCCAAGACGCAGTTTGAGAAGTTAGCCAAGGAGATTCGAGAGATTATGGTGTATCAGTCACCCCCAGAGTTGGGGAACTTGTATACCAGGGTCAATGCGATGCGGGTTCAGATCATTGAAGAACAAGAAGAAGCAAGGCTGGCCCAAGAGAAGAAACAACGAGAGGTTGAATGGCAACGCAGAAAGGTAATCAGCGCAATCCAAGACAAGGCAATCTACGGGGTAGCTTGTTTAGTGTTCGTCCTGTACCTCCTCCTGTTTTTCAGCCTCCTAGTAATGGATCGAAAGGTAAGATGGGGTTTCTAGTCGCATTAGTTGCTATGGTGCTGGTCTTTGTCCTACTGCTTCCGCTGATAGGAAGCATTTACTATGACACATTGGCGGCACAAAGAGAAAGCAAAATGCAGATTGAGCGCATGGAAAGACTGCGCCAGCAATTAGAGTACGAGCGTCAACAAATGGAGAAGCATCGTAATGAGCCAAAATAGATTCCTGTGGTGTGTGATTACCGCCTCACTCTTGTGCATTTTCTTGTTGGCAGGATGTGAAGACAGGTATCGCTATGTTTGCCAGAATCCTGATAAATTTGACCTTCCTGAGTGCCAAAAGCCCAGATGCTTATTCACCCAAACCTGTCCTGAATACCTTGTAGCACCTATCTTGACCACCAAAGTCGAACCCTTAAAGGTTGAAGAAAAGAAGGCCGATGATGACAAAAAATAAATACACCCCAGAAGACTTAGAAGTTCGCATTTGGGGCTTTGTGGTGGTGATGATTACCATCATTTTGTTTGGCATCGTGATTGCCCTGCTCTATTCAGTTACTTTTGTAACTCAACCCATCAAGAGTATGGCTCCCATCGATCAAGCCTATACCAAGATGCTGAACGACATTGTGTTGTTGATCGTTGGTGGAATCGGTGGAATCGTTGGTAAACGGGCCGTTGGTGCTGTGACAAGCACAACTCCTGCACCTCAGATTTCAGCGCCTTCTACGCCTGTTTCTGCGCCTCCTAGCCCACCTCCTGCCCCATCTGGCGCTTTGCCTGTCTGGGTTAATCCTCCTTTGGATGAAACCTGGACACCACCGCCTCCTCCTACAACTCCACCAAACCACCTTGAGCATGATTCTGTGCGGGAAGAAATCGCCCTTGCTCGTCAAGAGGTGAAGAATGCTTAACCCCTATTTCATTATTGGGACAATGATTGCTGTGGGTGGCGCCTACGGCTATGGGCATCATGTTGGATGGGGTGATCGTGACGCTGAGATGCAAGTAGAGATTGCCAAAAAGAATGAAGAATCACGGGAAAAAGAGCGTGAACTTGCCCAACAACTGAATGACCAATCAACCAAACTTTCGGAGGCCAATAATGTCATCAATCAAAAACAATCTAGTCTTGATTCTGCTATTCGTGCTGGTCGGTTGCGGCTCCCGTCCACAAGTTGTGTACAAGCCCCCACAAATGCCCCCACTGCCACCGGAGATAGCCCAAAAGAAAGAAGTGAACCTGTCAGACCGGTTTATGAAACTTCTGACTCCGACAGAGCAACCCTTGCAGCCATTGCCGAAATCATCGCCCAAGGCGACAGAAACACCGCGCAATTGAATGCGTGTATTGACAGTTATAACAAGGTAATGGGGGTGATGAATGGTAACCGCTGAACAACTGAAAAAACTCCACATTGGGGCTGAGTGGGTTGATGCACTCAATGAGACTTTCAATACTTTTGGTATTTCTACAAAGCGCCAGCAAGCGGCATTCATTGGTCAATGTGGACATGAGTGTGGACACTTCAGAATCCTTGAAGAAAACCTTAACTATCGTGCTGAAACGCTAATGAAATTGTGGAAGTCAAGGTTTCCAACGATGGAGATTGCCAACCAATATGCCAAGAACCCTAAGAAGATTGCCAACAAGGTGTATTCCTCACGCATGGGCAACAGGGATGAGGCATCTGGTGACGGGTATCGGTTCAGAGGCCGTGGCTGCATCCAGTTGACGGGCCATGCTAACTATTTCCATGCTGGTCAAGCCCTGGGAGTTGACTTTGTGATGGAGCCTGACCTTGTGGCAACGCCTAAATATGCTGCGCTCACTGCTGGTTGGTTCTGGTCAACCCACAATTGCAACAACCTTGCGGAAGCTGCTGATTGGGTTGGACTGACCAAGAAGATTAATGGCGGGACAATTGGGCTTGACGATAGGATTAGCCATACCGATCAAGCCTTATCAGTTTTGTCATAACAAGTTAACAATAAAACAATCCAATGCGCTAATGATTATTCGCGCAGACACCCGCAAAGATTCAGTACAAGACAGACTTTCTGCACTACAAAATATCTGTTTACCCTATGACAAGCCCGATGACACAAATTTTGGGACTTGGTGGATTGCTACTAAAAATGGCGTGGATATTGGTTTCGCGGGTCTTGTTCGCTCTGTGCGGTGGGTTGATTGTGGCTATCTTTGTCGTGCTGGTGTTATTCCTTCTCATCGTGGACAGGGATTACAGAAAAAGTTTATTCGCGTCAGAATTAGACAAGCAAAAGCTATTGGGTGGAAATGGTTAGTTTCTGACACAAGATTCAATCCTGCTTCTGCCAACAGTTTGATAGCTTGCGGTTTCAAAATGTTTGAACCTTCTAAACCTTGGGGTTGCAAAGACACCCTTTATTGGCGAAAGAAACTGTAATGGCTATCACTAATTTTTCTGACGATCAAGTCATTCAAGCTATTCAAAGTAGCGAATCAATGAGCAAAGCAAGCAGGATGCTAAACATTGATATTTCCGCGCTTTACAAAAGGCGCAGACGGATTGAACATAAAACTAAAAAAAAGATTGAAGCACCTCAAGCGGAAAAGAACAATCAGTACGCACATTTTCAAATTTCATTAACTCATCCGCATAGCAACAATTTGGGTATCCTTAACGGGACAGTGATTGTTTTTTCTGATGCACACTTTTGGCCCGGCATCCACTCTACTGCCTACAGAGGTCTTTTGTGGGCCATCAAAGAACTGAAACCCAATGCTGTGATTGCCAATGGCGACATTTTTGATGGTGCTGGAATCTCTAGACACCCACGAATCGGCTGGAGTAAAGCACCTACAGTCATTGAAGAACTAAAGGCGTGTACTTTGGCGATGGGAGAGATTGAAGAAACGGCTAAAAAGGCCCGTCACAACGTCAAATTGATATGGCCTTTGGGCAACCATGATGCGCGGTTTGAGACCTTTCTAGCGGCTAATGCGCCTCAGTATGAGCAAGTCAAAGGCTTTAGCTTGAAAGACCATTTCCTAAGTTGGGAACCATGTTGGTCAGTATGGCTAAATGAATCCACTGTTGTTAAACATCGTTTCAAAGGTGGTATCCACGCAACACATAACAATACGATGTGGGCAGGTACTAACATTGTCACGGGACATTTGCATAGCTTAAAAGTCACTCCATTCTCTGACTACAACGGCGTGAGATACGGCATTGATACTGGAACCCTTGCAGAACCCTATGGGCCACAGTTTGAGGACTACACAGAAAAAGGCCCACTCAACTGGAGGTCGGGCTTTGCGGTGCTAAATTTCCATGATGGCAAGTTACTGCTTCCCGAACTGGTGACAACACACGGCCCCGATTCCATTGAATTCCGAGGCCGCGTGATTCCAGTTACTTAACTTCTTCCGCGTCATCTTCCGCGTCATCTTCATCGATTTCGCTATCGTCAAAAACGACCGGATTCCACGCACCAGCCCAACCTTCTGACTCTTGGAATTCAACAAATTCCTTGATGACTTCAATGATGTCAAAGTCATGAGTTTCAATGGTAAGTTTAGTGTCAGCCAACCAACCCATATCAATTTCAATCTTGTACATGATTTCTCCTTGAACTGCGGATTGCAGCCAGATCATATTATGGTTGGCAGATGACACAATTATTTGTGTAGTTGCTACATCTAAGAATTTGATTTGGCTTTATGTTGATTGACCATTCTTAGGACTGTCTCATGTGAGATAAAGCGATGCCCATTAAAGCATTCCCTTCGTCTGACAAGTATGTTTTCCACAGTTTTTGTATGCTGAACAAATGAGACGGCCCCGCATTCTGGGCACTTCATGCCGGAGTTATTTGTACTCTTAGGATTCATTCAATGCCATCCAAACGATTAGGCAAACGCCTCCAATGGCTAACGCAATGCCTAGAAAACCCAAGGCAAAGATAGTGATGATTGTCTCGATCACATAACCCCCCTCATTTCCCATCCGGCTATAAAGTAGTTCCATCTGCCTTGCATAGCAGGGCTAATGTACTTGTCGCCACTCATGGCTAAGTCATCCTCTGTATAGCCCTTAGAGGACATAAGTGCGTGGAATACTTGTCTTGCTTTCATTTCTTCATGTTCCTTACATAAGCAGTAAACGATTGAATCGTGTCTTTGCCAAACGCTAGAGTGCATTTCTCAATGTGTTGGGCGACTTCTTCAATCACTTCATTCCTGGCATTGTTTTCAACATAACGCATGATCTGGTGCTTGCGTGAACCTTGAAGACCCCAATCGCCTTGTCTGCGACTGAGTTCATCAAATGCTTCATCTTCAGGTTCTTTCATCTGCAATCTCCTGATCGTTGCGCTTGATTTCATGCTTCAGATACGCCAAGTCAGCATAGGACAACTCGTCTGTTATGTCCTTGATTTGCAGGTTAAAGCGCATCCACTTGACTGTTTTCTCACAGTATGCGATTAAGCCAACAGAGTCATCTGCTTCATGCCATTGGTAATCAACTTCAATGCGGTCAATATCTGGATTGAAATCATCGTCTACCCAATCAAAAGGCACAAATTCAATTGTTTGCATCATTCACTCCTATCTGTTCAATGTCTTGTGCGGCAAGGAGAGCATCCAAGGCCACAGATTTAAGGATTACAAGGGCACTCTCTGGCAAGGATGGATTAAGAGCCTTGTGAGCCTCTACATCCTGCCAGAAAGCATTTAAACGATTGGTTTGTTGTTGGTTCATGCGCCAATTCTGCCCCGTCTGACAGAGATTGGAATAGGGATTTACCCTACCTTCCACTTTAGTGGATTAAATCTTACGCATAACCCTTTGGAGCCGCCCAGAAACGCCTTTACGGGTTCCAATGACCTCGATGAAGCCCTTGTCAATCAGCGCCTTGTATCGGGCTGTGACGCTTGAATAGGGCAGAAATGCTAGTTTGGCAAGTATCTCATCTGAGATACAACCATCTGGGCCATAGGCTGCAATGGTTTCATAGACCAAGGACTCCATCTTTGTGGTGTCGATTGCCTGTGCTGCCTGATGTGAAGTGGCAGGGTCTTCTTTGCGAGACAGTTTAAACGGCGCAGTTCCAAAGAACTTCTCGACTGCACCACCAAACCAAGATTGATCTAATTTTGTCATCATCAACTCCTATTAAATTGGGGCCGTAGCCCCGTGAGGTTTATCAAAAGGGAATATCGTCATCCGCATAAACTATCTTTTTGGGATTAGCTGCTGGAGGTTGTGCATCCTTGGGATTGACTGCCAAGCCCATGAACTTGCCATTCTTTCCTTCTTTGATCCAAGCACTCAACCAATAATCTACGCCATCAACAGTAATGTTGCCTTTGTAGTCTGGAGATGTTGGCTTGTCCTTTTTGTCCGATTTGAACAAAACACCTGAGTTATCACGCTTATTTTCCATATTAGCCTTTCAATGATTCGCCATGTTTTTTCAATGCACTACGCACATTACTTGGAAGCAATGCCCATAACGCCACCTTTTCCTCCTGGTCATGGATTCCCAGGTATTCCTCATAAGCCCCAATCAAGTCATCTGCATTGATTCTGTCAGCAATGGCAATCGCAACATCTGCAATGATGTTCTGCCTGTCCTTGGAGACAATAACGCCATCAGTGGGCTTGATGGTCTTCTTCTCTGAACCAACTGTGCCATCCAAGGCATCGTGCTCCAAAACCTCCAGCGCAGCCACCCATAGGTAACGGCGAATATAGGTCTGAACAGCGCCCAGATTTTGCACTTCATGGCAACCCTTGAGGGCCGCAGAAGACATTGGGCTTGTGATGATGATCTTTTCTTCTGGCTTGTCGTTGTTCACAATCGTCATGCTTGCTTCTTCTTTGCCAAAGCTGATGATGGAAGTCAAACCAATTTGTTTGAAGATTTCTAGTGCTGGGATTACAAAGTCACCAAGTTCAAAATAGTAGTAATTTGCAAACTTGTTGTGACCTGATTTCTTGAGTTTGGCCTTGTGAAATTGCTCACGGGCCTCGTTCAGTTTTTGATATACATTCATAGTGACTCCTGTTAAGTGAGATTTAATTGTGTCAGACTTTGTTGAGAATTCTATAGGTGTTTTCCCTAGCTTGCTCTCCTTGCGCTTGTGTGATCCACATTGTCAGCATAGTGAGTTCATGCTGGATTGAAGTGATGTCACCCGTGAACCCTGCGTAGTTTTTTGACAGGCATTTGTTGCTCAGTGCCTTGGTTTTGTTTTCGATTGTCATCAACATCGTTGCGTAATCGTTGAAGTCGCTCATGTTTAGCCTTTTCAAATGTTTGAGATATGTCTGTGCAAGCTGCACTTTGATAGACAAATTTAGGGTCTGTGATTGCCAGTGTTGGCAGGGTCTTCTTTGCTGGTGTTTTGTCTCTCAGCAAGATGGGCAAGCTGGGTTGCAAGGTCACAATCTCGAAATAGGATAGGACTCGTTTGATCGCAATCGTCAAATGTTTCATCTGAATTGTCTCCAATGATGTCTTGCAGTCTGGATTTCATTTTCATGTTGTCCTCACTCGTCAAACATTTCTTTGAAAGGGGCATCCATTTTAGCCGCTGTGATCTTGCGTTCATCAAGGGCTTTTTGGACTCGTTCAATTCGCAGGTTGCGATAATGCTGGAGTTCTTCAATGTCATCAACCCAAGGGGTCTTGACAACATCAAACACTCGCAGTTCAGCCCTGCGACACACTTTTAGCTCGACTCGGTGCATGACGATTGCTGCAACATCTTCAGCATTGTTGGCTTTGATGGCCTCCACCAGAGCAACACTATCATCAATAGCGTCAGAAATGTCCTCTGGGTCTAACTCTTGGACAATCGCATAACACTCGTAATTGAATCTTTCTTCATCGGTTGGCATTCGGAACTCCTGTTGACCACTGCAAAAGCGCAGTGATAGGACTGTCGCACAAAAAAAAGATGCGTGGAATAGGTGTTTTCCCTAGTACATAAAATTAGAAAACCCATCATACTGAGGTTTTTGGAGACAATCAAATGCGTTTAAACCAGACCCATCGAACCATTCTCAAGCGCCTATCAGGTGGCCCCAGGTCAATGCTTGACATGACCCACAGTGCAACAGACAACAATGCTGTGTCATACCACTATGCCAAGTACCTGCCTGACTTAGAGCAATTTGGCTATGTTATCAACCATCAGGAGAAGTGGCATTTAACTGAGTACGGGCGCATGGAGATGAATCGGGCCATCAGTGGTGCAGCCATGAGGATTGAGAATGGGTCTGTCAAAGAAATCTATGATGGCAAGGAACTGCGGAGGAATGTCCAGCGCCGTGGGTGTTATGACTTCTTGAAGTACCCAAGTCGCTTTAGCGACAATCGAATTTACAGAGTTTGATATAATGTTTGGAAACCCGGCTAGATGGGGAGTAGCTACTCCATCGAAAAGCGAGCCTCCCCGCCTGCCGATCGTTTCCTTTCAGTGGAGGACAGCGAAGGAAAAACCATGCCTACTAGGTATCTAAAGCCTGGGATTCGTGACAGCGAATCTATCGACAAATTATCCCCACTTGCAGAGACATTGTTTTACAGACTGTTAGTAACAGTCGATGACTTTGGGCGTTTTGACGCAAGACCCGCCATGATTAAGGCGAACTGCTATCCAGTAAAAGAATCAATCACGATAAACAAGTGCAAGGACTTGCTTGTTGAACTAAAAGACTCTGGACTGATACTTATTTATCAAACTGAAGCCAAAACTACATTGCAAATGTGCAAGTGGGACAACATCCCAAGGGCAAAAGAAAGCAAGTACCCAGACATGGATGGCAGTTGCATACAGTTGCATACAAGTGCAAAGCATTTGCATACAGATGTACCTTTAACCGTAACCGAAACTAAAACAGAAACAAAGACTAAAACCGTTGATACACCTGACGGCGTTTCACAATCTGTTTGGCAGGAATTCGTCAATCATCGAAAGTCAAAGAAAGCCCAGGTCACTCAGTTGGTGATTGATGGAATCCAAAAGGAAGCTGACAAGGCTGGATTTAGCCTTGAGGATGCCTTGAAGGAAGTAGTTGTAAGGAATTGGCAAGGTTTCAAAGCTGAGTGGGTTTTACCAAAGCCCACCTTTGGCGACATGGCTAGGGTATCTGTTGCACCCGTTCAAGGCCGTGATCCTGCTTTACTCAAGCTGGATGAAGACAGAAAGCACACAGGCCCACCACCGCCAGAAATCATGGCACAAATCAGAAATGCGTTGAAAGGAAAAGTAACATGACCGAAGAACAATTTGAAGATGCAATGAACACATATGAGTTGGAAGACCGATATGCAGAGTTCATTGAGGCACACCACCCTGTTGGCAATAATCATGTTTTGATTAGGCTGATGGAAAGCGGTGATTTCTACGATGACTTCAAAGATTCGATGGTGACATGAAGGTTTTGCCCATAAAACCTTTTGAGGCTGAACCTTGGATTTTGAAAAAACACTATGCCAAGCGGATGCCTCAAATAATCCATGCTTTTGGTTTGTATGACACAAGGCTAGTTGGCATCGTGACTTATGGGTTGCCAGCTAGTCCTTTCCTGTGCATGGGTGTGTGTGGGCCAGAAAACAAAGACATTGTTTTGGAGTTAAACCGCCTGTGCATTGAAGATGGATTGAAAAATGCCGCATCAATGCTGGTTGGTCAAAGTCTGCAAATGTTGCCAAAGCCAAGCATTGTGGTTTCCTATGCTGACACTGAGATGAACCATGTTGGGTATGTCTATCAGGCAACAAACTTCATTTTCACTGGAACAACAAAAGAACGAACAGACATGGCTGGACTTGATGGTAAGCATTCAAGGCATAATTTTGGAGATTCTGAAAATAGAATAAATCGCAGTGCTAAGCACAGATATATTTATTTTGTTGGAAGCAGAAAACAAAAACAAACTTTAAAAGACCAGCTGCGTTATGAAATCCAACCTTACCCAAAAGGCGAATCAGAAAAATATAACGCTGGAAGTTCTGTAAAGACTCAGGAGTTATTATTTATATGAACAAAGATGAAGCCCACCATTTGCTTAACAAACGAAAACAAGGTTTTGCCGTTCCACTCTACATTGTCAACAGAGCCTTACTTGTATCAGGAGACCTTGGAATGGCTTGTACACCTTGCAAAACAACCGGGCTGGAAGGGTCAGGCATGGCACAGGGCGAAGGAACTGGAGTCATGCCCGACTCACTTATGGCGTGGAATAACAACAGATTTGACGAACCACATGAAAGCCCAATATGAATCCATTTCTGATAAATGAGCCAACTTGCATCAGTTTTTCAGGTGGGCGAACATCGGCTTATATGCTTTGGAAGGTTTTGGAGGCTCACCAGATGAGCTTGCCAGAGGAAGCAATTGTCTGTTTTTGCAACACGGGAAAAGAGCATGAATCCACTTTGGACTTTGTGAGAGACATAGAAAAAGAATGGAATGTGCCGATTGTTTGGCTTGAGTTCACAAGAAATCCACAGAAATTCAAGGTTGTGAATCACGAAACAGCCAGCAGGAATGGGGAGCCATTTGCAGAGTTGATCGAGCAGCGCAGTTTTTTGCCAAACTCAGTTATGCGGTTTTGCACCACAGAGTTGAAGATTAACCCCATCACTCGTTACATGGCATCGATTGGGCATGATGAATTTCAAACAATGGCAGGGATTCGGGCTGATGAACCACGCAGGGTTGCCAAGCTCAGGGAAACCTTACACGCACCCTTGTCGATTGCAGGGGTCAACCAAGCCGATGTACAGGCTTTTTGGGCATCAAACAGCTTTGACCTTGGGATTGAGTTTCGAGACAAGGTGACACCCCTTGGAAACTGCGATTTATGCTTTATGAAGGGCGCATACCAAATTATGAGCATCATTCAACAAGAACCAAGTCGAGCCATTTGGTGGGCAGAGCAAGAAAAGAAAATAGGCGGCAGGTTTTCCAAAGACAGACCTGACTACACCCAGATGATGAATTTTGGAAAGAATCAATCCGATATGTTTAACCAAGAAGAAGAAACAATCGCTTGTTTCTGCGGAGATTAAATGACAATCTGGATCGGGCTTGACCCTGGCAGCATTAGTGGCGCAGTTGGTGCATTAGATGCAAATGGCGATTATTTAGACTCTTTTATGATTGAGCATAAAGATAAGAATATATTGCCCCTCGTATTCAAAAACATGATATTGCGTTGCATTGACCCAAGGGAGGGCGCAGAGATTTGCATGGAATCAGTGCATTCAATGCCAGGGCAAGGGGTTGCCAGCAGTTTTCAGTTTGGCAGGGCAGTTGGTGTTATCTCAGCCGTTGCTGAATTAACAAATTACCCTTTCCACTTGGTAACGCCTCAGAAATGGAAAAAGTATTTTCACTTGACAAGCGATAAAAACGAAAGCCTAGACTTAGCCCGATCATTTTGGCCTGAAGCAAAACTGACCCGCAAAAAAGATGGAAACAGGGCGGAGGCACTTTTAATTGCACTATATTGGCGTGAGCAGATTAATGGCAAACAAGATAAACCCAAACCGAACCCAAACGGACTTTAAACTAGATTTAAGCCCCGAACAAAGGGCAATTCTGGAATTGATCGGCGGCGGTAACATGACGCAAGGATTGAAGGTTGCTATCGACCAAGCGGGCCACTTCTTCAACTGTGGGCTTGACCCTGAAATGAACCTAAATTATGTGGGTTTGGTTACCACACTGCCAAACCAGGATGATGATTGACCACAAAAGGGCTTGCCAAAGGGCTTAAAACGGCGTTTAAGAGGCTTTTCTTGGTCAACCCAATGCACCCTACATGGCTGGGCTTGCAAGGGCTTAAAACAGGCAAAGAAAAACCCGCACTTGGCGGGTCGTAGTTAGTGGTTAATAACTTTTAAATTGTCGGAACCCAATAATCCCCCTCTGGCCCACTCACAATTCGATCATGGAAACCGAGCCACAATTCAGCCTCAATAATATCGCCCATTAGCCACCAGCCCACACTTTGAGAATTTGGCATAACCCCATAAATGTGGACTAAATCATTTCGATCAATTCGATAATTTCTTTTACCATACTTTGTGCGTAACGCATTACGCAATTTTGCGCGTGATATTGTTTCCATTTTAAGCCTTTCAGAATTGAATATAAGGGTAATCATTCATATATTTTTGTCTCAATGGGCTGCTTTCGTCTGGATAGCCATTTTGAGACAAATAATCGGCGGCTTCTTTTGCCCTTTGTTTTGTTTGATAGTGCCCAAAATAAATGTAAGCATTGTTTTTCAGGAAATAGGCTTTCCAGCCATAATCGGTTTTTTCATATCTAAATTTCATATAATCCTTTCAAATTAAATCATCTAAAATTGAATACAAAACATGAGCAGGTAAACCAGTGATTTCTAATAAATCAGCCCAGGTTAACTCGCCAGATTCAAACAGATCACGCATTTTTTGTTCACTCATTTCAAAGCCTTTCATTTTTTGCGGGTTAGGATGCGTAGGATTAGTGCAAGGGTGGCATAAATCATTGCAAGCCTTTAAAAGTCACGATAAACAAAACCGCCTTCAACTTCACCAATTAAAGCGCCATTTTCTTCAAGGCATTTTTTAACTTCTTCTATTTTTTCATCATCTGTTTCACATTCAGATAAATCAAAATCATAATCTTCTGCGATGCTTTGCCAATCGCTTTCTGAAAAGTCACAGCAAATTGCAATTACATCTAATTCAATTTCAGCGCCACAGTCTTGCTCATATTGTTCAAGATAGTCCCAAAGGATGCCCAGCCCTTCAAGTGAGAAATTGCTAGGGCGCAAACGCTGGAAGGCATCTTGGAATTGAGAAAAGCCTACAGTTTGTTTCATGTAACACCTATTAAAAAGCCCTGGAAAAGCCCAGGCCACAAACCCCTATGAAAAGGGTTTGCAGTCTGTGGTTTTATCGGTTTAATTGGTACATGGTGTAACCAATGGTGATAACCATCGTTCCATGATCGATAAGGGTTTTAATCCATGATTGATCGTGAGAATCCCACAAAGGGGAATCAATGGGCAGGGTTTTAACTGGTTTCCAGCCATCAGCCTGGGTTTTATGGTGCATGGTAATGGTGTACATGATTTAAGCCTTTCAGTATGTCCAAAGAATGAAAGCCAAGGCCATGAAAGCCAAGGCAGAACCGATAACAACGATTTTGTCTGTTGGGTGCATGATGTAACGCCTATTGAGTGAATGATTGTTGAATGATAGGGGTAAAAAGCCCCCATGCAATTAGGATAAACCCTTATTGTCCCGCCTTTAGAATTTTGTCGGCGGTGCTAAAGATTTTCTGTGCTGACTTTTCGCTAATCTCACAATCTCGTAACCAGTGCTGGATGTAACCCCTAGACTCTTCAAGTCCAGGCAAACCAAGGATTGAGCAAAGGATATAGGCCACCGACTCTGCTTCAACTTCTTTTATATCCTTGGGAGTCCTTTCGTTATCGGTCATGGTGAATTCCTGAGTATGACCTAAAACAATGTGCGCCATTTCATGAAACCTTGTTTTATGTGGCAAAGCAGCAACTGGATTAAGCGCAAAGGTTTGACCACTTGCATATCCTTGGCAGTTGCCATCAATCATGGTGAATGGTGTTTCACTGATTGACAGGGCTTGCAAAGCCTTGGCAGAGTCCCACAATGCGGTTTTGACTTCATGGGCAAAGTCGGCACCCTCAGTCTGTGACAAAACAAACCAGTTGTTTTTGAATACAAAACGATTGAATGTGAATTCCTCTTTTTGTCCGGTGGCTTTGTTGTCCTTTTCACCCTTCAAGGTGACAGGCATACAGAGTGCCAAGGCTTTTTGCCCCTTGGTGACGCATCGACCTTTTTCCTGCCAACCTTTGAAGGTGGAGATCGGCCCCACTTCAATGCCACGCGCCACGCATTGGGACATGGCCGCCATTTGGTTACCGACTGAGTAATTGTGAAATGCTTGGTAAGCCTTGGAGAGAATCCCGGGCTTGTTGACTGCTTCAGATAAAAGGGAGGAAAAGTCCATGATGTTTACGCCTATTGAATGTTGATGGAGTCACTGGTTTTCGTTTCCAGTGATGTAAATATAACGCCATCAACCAAGGTTTGATATAGGGATAAACCCTAGGTTCCCCCATTATTTATCTAGGTGCTTACCCTATGAACCATAATGTATTAAGATAACAATCTATGTTCTTGTATAGTGTATACAATCCAGTATGCAGTTGTGTGTGCAATCAAGTACCCCGAAAATGGTGCTTAGTGAGTACTCACTTACATTATGCAATCCTTGCATAGTTTGCAACCACTAACTTAATCATGTTAGCAGGTACTCACTTACTTATAAGTTAGCGTGTACTCACTAACATCTAAGTTAGCCAGCACTTACTTAGCCTTTAGTTAGTGTGTGCTTACTTCGTAGGGGGGGAGGGGGTGTGTGTGGTGTGAGAGATTTTGTGGTGCCCCCCATCCACAAGAAAAGCCAAATTAGGATTACCTACAAAAATGACTAGCTTTTGTTGGGAAGGAAGTGGGTGTACAGACATTAAGAAGTACAGACGATAGCCATTACCCGTATAGGGTGGTACTTCTTAAAGAAGTGAGCCTCTTGTTTATACGCTTATGCGTGAACTTGCGTTCCTAGGCGACAACTGTTGTTTGTCAGACAACCTTTGTACAAGCTACTTTGCCCCGTTCAGGTAGTCCCTGGCGCTATCTCAGCGTTGAGGGAGTCCTACTAGAAACTCGCCTGATTTGCCATGTTTATCCCACTTGGTCGGCTCAACCGCATGGAGGGCTGGGTTATGGCCCCGTGAACAATGTACTAGGGTTTACCCCACTTGTCAAACAATGTATAGTTCACCAAACTTCCATAACTGGGTAAAGTATGAATGTGATTGATGCACTGCCAAACAACCTAAAGAAAAAAGGTCGCCCAAAAGGTGCTGTGAACAAGAAGTTCACTATGGCTACCTATGCCGAAAGACCTGCGGCTCTCCTGCCAAAGACTGAAGTTCAGCGCATCAAAGAACTCAAAGACCTCCTAATAAACAGTGCAGGTTCCAATGTTGTTCACAAAGCAATTGAGATTGCTATGAATGATGAACACCCAGCACAGGCCGCTATGCTCAAACTCTGTATGGATAGGATGCTTCCCGTCAGCCTGTTTGAGAAAGAAGGCAAGCAAAGGAATGCTGTTACCATCAACATCACAGGCATTGGTGGCGTAGAGATTGAACCCCTGCAAGATGTGACTGATGTAGAAACAAAAAATGTCTGACCTCAACTTCTCACTCCTTCCTTGGCAACAAACAGTCTTTGCTGACAAAACAAGGTTTAAGGTTGTGGCTGCTGGTCGGCGCTGTGGCAAGTCTAGGTTAGCGGCTACTACGCTAATTATTGAAGCATTGCGTTGCCCAGCAGGAAGTGCAGTTCTCTATGTTGCGCCCACTAATGGTCAGGCAAGGCAGATCATTTGGGATGTGTTGTTAGAGATTGGCAGGGATGTTATCCAGGCTAGTCACATCAACAACATGGACATCACCATGATAAATGGTGCAAAGATTTATGTTCGTGGTGCTGATAGACCAGATACCCTTCGGGGTGTGTCTCTTACCTATGCGGTGCTAGACGAGGTTGCGGACATTAAGCCTGAAGCCTGGGAGCAGGTGATTCGTGCTTCTTTGTCAGACAAGAAGGGCAGAGCCATATTTATCGGCACTCCCAAGGGTCGCAACTGGTTCTATGATCTGTTCAAGATGGGCCAAGAAGAATCTGATCCTGATTGGAAGTCCTGGCACTTCACAACCCAAGACAACCCATTGATAGACCCAACTGAGATTGAGTCTGCCAAGAAAACGCTGAGTTCATTTGCTTTCAAGCAGGAGTACTTGGCATCCTTTGACAACGCAGGAAGCGATGTTTTTAAAGAAGATTGGATCAAATATGGTGTGGAACCTGAGTATGGTAGTTACTTCATTGCAATCGACTTGGCAGGATTTGAAGAAGTGGCTAAACAAGCTGCTAACGCGAAAAAAAGACTAGATGAGAGTGCCATTGCAGTGGTCAAAGTCACTGATGATGGCAAATGGTTTGTCAAAGAGATTGACCACGGGCGGTGGGACATTCGGGAAACTGCTGCCAAAATCTTAATGAAGATGCGGGATTACAGGCCAATTTCGGTTGGAATCGAGCGTGGAGCGTTAAAAAACGCTGTTTTGCCGTACCTCAGTGACCTGATGCGGAAAAATAATGTATATTCCCACATAGTTGACCTAACGCATGGCAACAGGAAAAAGACAGACAGAATCATCTGGAGTCTCCAAGGGCGGTTTGAGCATGGGCGAATTGTGCTGAACTCTGAAGAAGATTGGGATGAT